TTTAAATAACTCATATATTAACCGCCGCCTGTATTGTAAGACTTAGTGTTTTTGGTGGTGTCTGTTGTGAATATCCAGTTTCCATTATTCTATAAGCGTAAGGTTGATTATTTTGAATATAGATAGTTGGATATTTAATTGATTTTGCGGTGCCTATAACGCTAAATGCTGCATTTATTGTTGCTGCACCTGATTTATCAGGCGTGTTAATAACTGCGTTAGATGCTCGCCCCACACTAGCTATAAAACTTGCGCGTAACGTACCTTTATCAACCGCCGCCTTTTTTACCAATTCATTCTCAACGTATAAGGCAGTTTCGCGAGTGGATTTATTAACTTGCTCTTGAAGCCAGTCGCTACAATCTGCCGCTCGCTCATTCTTGCCAGCCATTAGATAACAATCCTTACAAAGTATGCTGCACCGGCTGGGTCGCCTTTTACTTCATTTATCTCATACTCAACGCCATCGTAGCTACAGTAGTAACTTGCATCAAAATCACTAGGAACAGGCGCAGCGTTTAGTATTACTAGGTAAATATCAGCAGCAGTAACATTGCTAAAAACCTGCTCAGCAGTACGCAAATCAATTGGGATAGCGCCAGTATCAATGGATAGCTTTGTTTCGGTATCTGTTATCGGGTCGTAGCCAATGTCTTTTTTTATCACGAATGGCCGCTGAAAGTCTAAAAACTCATCGTTAATTAGTTCAGCAGCTAAATCTTGAAACTCACTTTTAAATGTAGCCATTAGCTATAACCCTTACCAACCATAAATCCAGCCCCTTGACTTGTGGTGTACGGTTTTAATAATAAAGTTATGCGTGAAGTATCATAAGTGTAAGTAGGTGTTGAGCCTGCGCGATATTCCACCTCTTTCTCAAGGGTTGCAAGTTTTTTTCGCTCCCTAACCACTTCACCGTTAGCTGTAGCGGATGGGCTAACAAATAACTGGCCGTTAAGCGCTTGCCATGCAGCCTGAAATGCACCTTTAGAAATGTCCGATATACTTACCTTACTAGTAGGCAAGTCCATAACCTGCACCTCGTCAACCTTGTCGCCTTTAAAGGTGTAAGTAGGGTCAATGTAAAATAACGAGCTTTCAATCAATGCCGCTTCAATCTGCTCATCGGTAAATCCTGAATAATCACGCGCTAAAGAATCAGCCTGAGCCTTAAACTCTGCTAATGTTAAATATGAATCTGTACCAACTGTAACAGCCATGCTAAAACCTATAATTTGTTTATTACTTTTAATTATAGCTTATAGCTAAAGGTTATTAAACATTCAATCGTTTTGCGGTTATTATTGGTGCAAGTTAAATAAATGGAGTTGCAAAATGACACCAGTTGAAATGTTTTTAACAGTTTTGTATGTCGGCACATGCTTAGGTTTATACGGTGTGATTAGTTTTATATCTTGGTTTGAAGATTAATATATAAATGGAGAAAGAAATGGATGATTTAAGCGATATGACAGATTTAAGCTTTACGCAAACTAAGCGAGCAATGCAGAGTGCGCCGTTATCTCGCGTTAAAGGTCAGTATCGACCTATGTGGGAAATAGCTGCCACTAATAATGAAAAGCCTAAAGTGGTTATCGACCGCATGAGTGATGGCAAGCGTAGTGATTCAACTGTATTTATGGGGTATTGATATGCTAGATGATGTAGGTGAAGAAATACAATTTGATGACAGCGATATATTAGATGCTGTTGATGACGATGATGGCGTGATTGCTATTCATTTTAACGATAACGCAAAGCGATGTGGATATATAACACTTACAGATGAAGAAATAGAAATGATGTTTATATCAATTAAATCAAGATAAAACAAACCCCTCGCAATGAGGGGTTTTTGTTACTCTGGATAAAAGTCTAATCCACCCTCGTAAATATCAATCTTAGCCGTTGCTGTTTGTGTTGCATCAAACGATTCAATTTCAAGCAGCACAACGTCATTAGGATTTAATATGTGATTTCCTCCAAATGGTGTTGGTGTAAATCCCTTCCCTTGATTCTGCACATTTGTAATAGCAAATATATCAGCGTGTAGCTTATTTGCTTCAACTGCCAAATTAACAACAGGTGTTAAGAATGTTATTTCACTGCCAGGGTACAATCCAGTTAAAGGCTGCCCGGTAATAGCCGAGTTGTAGTTATACCACTTGTCAGGAGTACCAAGCTCAACATCGGCAGCGCTTATCCTGTAAGCCCTACCGATAACTCCGCCACCTGTAGCGCCTAGTATTCTTGATTTTAAATCAACATATTCAGCGCCAACAGAGATAACTGAATAAACTTTATCTCCCTTACTTGAAAAATTAATAGACCTTGAAGCCTCCCATTCAAGCCCGCGCTTTTTGTTTACCTCGTTATAGAATTGAATAATGAATGCATTTTCTCCATTGCCCATATTGCTAATGTAATCAAACATTGGCCTTAGTAAGTCATTTCTAGTATACATAAATACCCCTAGCCGTTATTTATTGCATTTAAGCAATCTTGAAGCAGTTCGTTTCTGTTACCTGGGTTTGTTACTGTACCCCCAAGCGCTATAACAATACCTTCAAGTATCTTGTTTCTACTAAGGTGCGGTGGAGGACTACCGCCGAGTGCAACAAGTATCTCTGAAAGTATTTCATTTCTAGCTGTCATTATATCACCTCATCACTAGGTGGGTTAAAGTGCTGCATCACTTCGCGTAGTGGCTCAACTTGCAATATAACCCACGGCTTTAAATCGCTTTGTATGTGCTCGATAATCTCACTAGATGATGCCATCTCAACTATCCCGCACTCTGTATAATCTTCTTTTAACTGCTCTGTTTCCGCATCAGCAAATACAAGCACTTTGTAATTTTGCACAAGTGGAGCGTGTGGAAATCGCTGCACCAATTCATCTGCCCACTGCTCTTGCGGTATTACTGCGTATGTACTCATGGTAAAGGCTCCCATTCATCGCCAGTGTAGTTAATCATAGTCGCGTTAACGTTGCCGACAGTTGCTAACTGTGTAGCGCCTTGGCTTTTGTTTGTTAAAGGAATGTGGTTAATTATTTCACCCTGCGAGTCTTTTATAATCAAATCCTTGAACGCACCAAGAATCAAACGCTCAAAACTAAACCTGCAACCAAGATTTTTAACTTCGGATAAATTCGTTGTTGATACTGCTGATATTTTATAAAAACTTCCGTCAGCAGGAGCCTCATTGACTTCACTGCCGTCAACAGTGAGGCTGGCAATGTACCCTGAACTACCAACAAGCAAGCTGGACTCACCACCAAAGAAAATTGCCGTGTTTGTGTCTGATTCACCACTAATGACGTACTCATTTGTCCTTGCAAGCCCTGATGGTCTATATAAATCAAACTCAATAGATCCACCTTGAGGTATTGTTACTGGACTGGTTAACTTCCAATACTTGGTAGCACCATCCGTTACAGCCATCTCAATTTGAGGACTTTCTACAGCAGCAAGCCAATCACTAAGCAGTGCGTTTCTGTCATCTTTGTTTGTAACATTGCCACCACTAGCAATTACTATTTGCTCCAATAAATCATTTCTCATATAACCTCACAAAAAAGCCCCACATTTAGTGAGGCTTCCTATTTATCTAATTGTAAAGCCTGTTACGCTTTAGTTGATTTAGCTTTAGGCTTTTCGATTGCCTTATCACCAGATTCAAGCTTTTCAGGCTTGAATTTAATATCAACAATCTTGTCAAATTCCTTAAGAAGCTTTTTCTTTTCTTCTTTAGTTACCGGATGCTCAACGTATGCAATAGCCATAAATTACCCCTTATGCGTCAGCTGAACCAATTGCTAATGTACCAGCAAGGTGTTTGATTTCTGCGTAAGCTTGATCCCAATTAGTGCCAGTAAGAATGTCAGCATCAGTAGGTGAAGCACCACCGTTTGCAGTATCCCATGCAAAGCCTTTAAGCTTAAGGCCAAACGTGTAATCTGCTTGCCAGGTTGTTTCAATGCGCTGCTTACCGTTAGAAGTATCAAGGTTAGAGATAATATCCGAGGTATTATCAACAACGATGCCACGGTTAGTTAATGACAACACTTTATCTTTGTTTGGCGTACCGGCTTCGTATAAAGCAGGAATATCCGAAACAACAACTAACTTGCCAAGAATGTCGATCACTCGAACATTGCTTGATTGGAATAGCTCGTTTGAGTTATTTAACGCCTCACCAATTAGGCGATGGTAAACCGAACCTGTCATAACGTCAGTAGTAAGCATTGCTGAGCTATCACCAAACTTAGCGTGTGAGCCATTAAGCGCGATTTGAGTAATACCGCCAGTAGCAGATACATCATTAACCAGACCAGCAACATTTTCAATTGCTGCAACAGCAGCACCAACAGAAGTGTTTAATTGGTCAGCAAGCAAAGCATCAGCAAAACCTTCTGAGATAGCCATGATTGCCGCGCCTGGGTCACGCTGCAGCCATGAAAGTTGTGAAGGCTCAAACAATACAGGACCAAAACCGCCTGCAACTTTAACGCCTACAAGCTCAGACTGCGCTAACTCTGTAGCTGCTTGAGCGCTATTTGCACCGTAACGATTTACACGGCGTTGAGCGCCAGCAATTTGAGTGAAGAATGACTCTTTGTCAAAGTCACCCATAAAACCGTCAGTAGATAGCACAATTGCACCGCCTGACGCTTGATTGAACTTGTTAGTCATTTGACCAAGAAGCTCGATGGTAGTGCCAACAATCTCGTTGTTGTATACCTGCATATCTGATAAAGCCATAATATTACCTTATTTAAATTTAGAGTTTATTTCATCGACCTTCGCTTGGCGGTCTAAATCAGGTTTTTTACTTGAATCAGACGGTTTAACCGAACTTGGATCAGTACCAGACGCCTTAGACCCGGCAAGGTGATTCTGCATATCAGGATCATTTTTAGCCCAACCAAGCCAATCATCGTGATTGTCTGCAACAACATTGCCGCTTAAGTCTTTGTATTTAGCAATGACGTTGCCATCTTCACTAAAGTCATAATCAACTAGCTGCGCCGCTGTTAGCTGGCTAAGCTTATCTTGCTTGGCAAAGTGCGAAACCATACCTTTAACAGAAGCTTCTTTTTTACTTGAAAGAATCAAATCGTTACGCTGATTTAACTGCTCAGTCAATTCGTTTTGTTTACGCTCTAGTTGCGCGCGCTCAAGCTCAAACTGCTTTTCGATGTCACCTGCTTTCTTTGCCGCTTCAATTGCTGCTTGTTCTTTCTCAAGAATCTGAGCTTTTGTTGTTTCTTCAATCTGCTTTTTCTCAGCCAGTAAAGAATCGCGGTTAGAGCGCAAGCCCTCTGTTTGCTTTTCGAACTCAGCTTGAAGCTCCTGCTTCTGCTTTTCTAAAGCTTCTTTCAACATTTCTTCTGTTATTTCTGCCATTTGATAATCTCCTGATTAAAATGGTTGTAGCCCTGCTACTGATTAATATTAACTAAATTTTATGCTATTAATTGGCGGTGGTCAAATAAACTAACGATTAGTTGATTTAACCAATTCAATTACTGAGCTGTGGTATGCACTAATAGGCACTGTGCCGCCATATAAAACACCATCAACACACCTAACCTCTACTGTTTGGCTGTGGTGTACATGCTTTATTTTATCACCAGCTTTTATTTCGTTACCGTCTTTATCTAACATTTCAATCTCCAATATACTCACTTAAAAACTCATTCTTATTCATGTACTCAAGGATCTTTTTATTCTCATTAGCCATTTGCTGCAAGGTTAAAGGATTGCCCATATTATCGGTTAAGGCGTTTCTAAACTCCTGTGCGCTCAAGCCAGAGTTGCGGAATATCAATCCACGAGCCTTACCCAATACGGCATCTTGTTGCGATACAGGTTGACGTTTAAGTACATCATAATACTGCTGGCTTGCGTCAACTTGCCCAACAGTACCTTTTTTTAAATCCTCACCACCTTTGAAGTTGGCTGAGCGTGTTGAGCCGGTGTTATTTAGCTTTTCATTGTAAAACTCTGCGACAGTCTGAGTCCTACACGAAAAATGAAATGGCGGCAGCGGATTATATTTATCTGAATAGCGATAAGTCTTACCGTCAAAATAACGACAGTTTGGAGTTGTGCGCGTATCAATGGTGGCTAGTATCGTATATCCATAAACAATATCATCATTCTGCCTATAAACTTCATCGCGTGACGTTGACGCTATGTGATTAATTGAGGTTCTAACAATCGATTCAGCTTCACGGCGTGACTTGTCAATAATACCATCGCTATACTTTTGCGCCCTAGTACCAACAATTGCTTGCTTCATTTCCTCAAGCGTTAAGCCTTGCGAGTAACCACCACTGATAACACTGGCTATCTTTTTACTATTAACGCCTAAGCCCTTAATTAAATCATCAAAATCTACAAAGGTATTATTGCCGCCTATTTGCAACGGGTTTTTAGTAATGGCATTCCATAGCGCGCGATTACTCGGCGATTCGACAATAACATCACCAGCAACGACAGCCTGCATTGATTTAGCTACAAAGTC